TGAAAAATAAAAAAATAGAATGTAATAATTGTCCAAATAATTTATTATTTGATATTATTGACGAAAGTATTTATATTTGTATAAGTTGTGGTTCTCAACAAGAGATATTATTACATACGTCGTCGTATAAAGATATTGATAGGATTAATATATCAGCGAAATATACTTATGATCGTAAAGTTCATTTTAGAGATTGTATTAACCAATATCAAGGTAAACAAAATAGTACAATAAATTCAGAAGTTTTTATAAAACTGGAAGATCAGTTTTATCGTCATCATTTGCTAATTGGAGATAAAGATACTGATAAAAACATTAGATTTTCTAAAATCGAAAAAGAGCATATACATCTTTTCCTCAAAGAATTGGATTATACGAAACATTACGAGAATATTAATCTTATTCATTATCATATGACTGGAAAAAAACCTGATGACATTTCACATCTTGAGGATAAATTACTAGATGATTTTGATGAATTAACAGAGTTATACGATAGAAAGTTCAAAAATAAACCTGGTTTTAATAGAAAAAACTTTATCAATACACAATATGTGTTATATCAGTTTTTACTTCGTTATAGACATCCATGTAACAAAGATAATTTTACAATTCTAAAAACAGTTGATAGAAAATCATTTCACGATGACATTGCTAAGAAATGTTTCGAAGAATTAGGATGGAATCATAGCCCGTTATTTTGAAATACGAAGACAATCATATATTATGTTATGTTATGTTATGTTAGAAAATTTTAAACTTTATGGTTTTAGGAATCGATTACCTATGTAAGAGTTAAACAACAAATTTCTATAAAAAAAAAATGATATTTATATAAATGTCTTATAGAAGAAAGAAAATGTCATCTAACGATAATAACTTACCGGAAATAGAAGAAGAATACGAACGTCGATTAGAAGAAGAATTGTTTGACGAAATTATTCAATTTAATTCTAATCATTCAATATTTATTGGTGAAAATCCATTTAATCAAGTTATAGAATTTTCTGCACAAGAAGATCCTACACAAACAATTAATAGATTTTTACAATCTGTTAGTACCATTGATATAGTTGATAATTTTTTTAATGGTTTAATGGTGCGAGAAAGAAGAATGGATGATAGAATGGATGATAGAATGATGGAAATAGCGATGAGAGAAAGTCTTGATCAATATAAAACACAAGAAAAGAAACCAGGTGTTAAATTATGTGTTGATGGAATGTTAGCAACTGAAGAGCATTTGGATAAAGCCTGTTCTATTTGCAAATCAGATTTTGAATTAAAAGAAAATATTACAATATTAGAATGTGATCATATTCTACATACAGAATGTATTGCTGAGTGGGTTAAATATAAATCTGAATGCCCTACTTGTAGATCAAAAATACATACTACGGTTACATAGAAAGAGGAATCAGAATAGGTAGTTAGAATTAATATTATTTAGTATTTATACTAAATAATATTGTAATAGATAAATGTTTACTAAATTTAATAAAATATGGCAAAAACACGGGTTTGAAATAGTGTTGATAGGGTGTATAATTTTTATATTAATATTCGCTTTATTTCGTATTGGAAAACCAGGTTCGTGGTCATCTTCATATACATATTTAGGCCAAAATAAAAATAAATCATCTTCGTATTCATCTTCTCGTAAAAGTCCTCCAAAGGAAAGTAGAGGTGAAGCAGAATGTAGAAGAGTTCTTCAAAAATATTTACAAAAACCTTTTCCTAATTGTAGACCTGATTTTTTACGTAATCCTGTAACTGGCGGAAACTTTAATTTAGAATTAGATTGTTATGATGAATATTTAAGATTAGCAGTAGAATATAATGGAGCACAGCATTATAAATATATTCCTTACTTTCATAAAAATAAAGAAGCATTTTTAAATCAAAAATATAGAGATGAACTTAAGAAGCATTTATGCAAGGAAAATAATATTATATTGATAGAAGTTCCAAACACAGTTTCTGTTGATAATATTGAGTCTTATTTACTTGGGAAATTGATGAAATTAGGATATGTTAAATAATTAACAATATTTACAGTTTTACCGTCACATTTACAGTCATAGCAAATATACATAAAATAATTATTTTTTTCGCATGTAAAACCTATTATCTTTTTGTTACATTTTTCGCACATATTATCAAGGTCTTTTTTTTCTAAACATAATTTACAATATAGATAAGAGCTTTCTTCATAATTTTCTATTGTATTTAAGTTTAACGGTTTATCATCTCCACAACCATCACATATTCTAAACTTATACACATATTTTTTTAGATATTCTGGAACTGGTATTCCAATAGCGGCACCTGATATCCCCCTTGAGCATATACCACAAGATTGGCTCATTGGGTTACAATCACCTCCACAAAAACAACATTCCCCTATTTCATTTTCATTTTCTTGACTGAGCATTTATAAAATAATCAAAATGAAATAATTATTTCATTTATATATTATAATAACCAATATTACAATTGAAATAATAAAAATAAGTATAGCAGTTATAATTACACTAAAAGGTGTATTAGAAAAAATTTTGTTGATTTGTGATTTATTATCTTGTTTAATAAGATAATTCATTCTTTCACGTAAACTAATAGCATAAAATGATTCAATATCGTATATATTTTCATCGGTAAGTAAAACACATCTTTCTAAAGTAATCCCATTTTTATTCCGTGTAGGAATACATCTATTGTTTGATTCTTGAAATTTAAACTTTGGAAAATTATTTTTGTCTTTTGGAAATTGGTATATTTTATAAGGGCTATTTTTATATGATCGATAATAACTATTATCAACTAAAACATATACAGGACTTAAATCTTCATTCCCCCATCCTTGAGAGTGTTTTACTGGTGGATTTTCTTCAAAACTAACATAAGTGAACTTATCAGGAGTTTTGTGTAAATACAATGGAACAGTTTCTGGTACTCTTGATGTCCATGTAATTAAAGATAGATTGACATCAGTAATATTAAACGGGTCATACATATGCTCTAAATTTAAAATACCATCTTTTTCATATTCTACTTCAGTGTTTAATAATTTTAAACCATGCGGTATTGGACGAAAAAACGAAGAAATAGCATAAAATTTACCATATATTTCCCATTTTCCCAATCTAGACGGAAGTTTATAACAGTTAGTTGTTTTACCATTTACATCAAACTTTCTTTCGTATGTAATATAGCTTCTAAAAATATCATTTTCAATGTCTTTATAATGATATATACAAAATTGATCGATTAAATAATTTTGGGTTTCGTCTATATTCATTTATTATTGTAATACAAAATATTGTAAGAAATGAATAAGAAATGGTATATGAAAATTAATGATTTGTCATATGAAGCAATAAAAACTATCATTACAAACAGACGAGGAGATAAATATACCATAAATTATACAATAGAGCAAATAAAAAACAGGATATAAATGTATATACTTTAGATCTCATCAAAGAGACATGGAGATTCAAGAAAATGTCTCGTAAATCTATTTCTCTCAGATGATTTAATGTTATTATGTCAATAGGAGATCAAGAATGGGATGTCGGTGAATACGGTGTTATCACAGTCAAGTTACCCTTATATAAATTTAAAATTTATATAAGATATTAGTTGTTATTTGTTTTATTTGTTTCACTTTCTTTTGATTTATGTCTTCTATTGTGTCTTTTAATTTGTGCCATACGGGGAATATTATTTAATTTTTCAGGGATAATTCTTTTCTTTTTATATTCCTTCTTTGTCTCTTCTGATACACTTGAATCTTCGTCTGAATCTTCTGATACACTTGAATCTTCGTCTGAAGAAGATTCCTGTGTATCAGTCAAATCTTCTTCGTCAAGATCTTCTTTATCAATGTAATCTTCAATTTGACCATAACCTAAAATATCAAATACTTTGACCATCTTCTTATCATTTTTATCTTTCTTGCGAAGATTTAATTCGATCTTGTCAAGAATCCCATCAAACTTTCTATGAAACGAATGATGATTTAGCTCGAGTTTCGTTAACTCTTTTGCTGCTCTTTCACTAATAAAATGCTCTAAATCTAAATCGAATGTACTTAAATCATCAATAATATACCAATCAACTGTTTCTAGTTGATCTTGGAGATGTTGAAGATTTTTTTCATTTCCATTATAACGAATACAGTAATACCAACTTTCACATTCTTCCCCACTAGTTTCCATCAAAACAGCATACTTTTCATCTTTATTAATTTGTTGAAATGAATCAAGATCATCATTTGAGATACATTCTTCTTCTGAATTTTTTATAGTTGAACTCTGTTTTTCTTCATTTTCAGAAGTTGAATTCGATTGTTGATTATTATGGTTGGTTGACATTTTTAGATAGTCAAACGTGTTTTTAAATATATATTGTATATCAATCAAATATTAAT